CGTAAGAAGAACCTTCTTAGGTGTAAGTGATAAGGTAGGTATTGATGTTAATTTCATGGATTATAAAGGAGGTCAAAACGACGGTTCACTTTGTACTACCGAAGATTTCCCTGATTGGAACTACAAAACAAGAGGTTTCCATATGGATAAAGAGGCGAGTGCTATCACAATCTCATCAAGTTATGTTACAAGTGGTACACCTGAATTCTATGTCGGAGAGGGAACATTCCAATCAGAACCAACTGAGCAAGAAAATCCTTATTTCAAAACATTTGCAAGAAAATTCACTGTTGTACCAGCAGGAGGTTTTGACGGTTGGGATATATATCGCGAATCAAGAACAAATACTGATAGATTTATATTAGGCGGAACAGGATACAAAAAAGGAGCGTGTCCATCAGTTAGATATCCAAATGCGACTGGTGCGGGTATGTTCAAACTAATTACAGTAGACCAAAACTCCGTTGATTATGCAAATACTGATTATTACGCTTATTTATTGGGTATGCAAACTATGGCAAATCCTGAAGCGGTTAACATCAATGTTTTTGTAACCCCTGGTATTGATTATGTAAATAACCTTTTACTTGTTAACGAGGCAATTAATATCGCAGAAATTGACAGAGCGGATTCAGTTTACATCGCAACTACACCTGACTTTGACATGTTTGTTCCAACATCATCTAATCAAGAAGATGCTATTTATCCACAAACTGCGGTTGACAATCTGATTGATTCTGGTATAGATTCAAATTATACGGCAACATACTATCCTTGGATTTTGACAAGAGACAGTGTTACAAATACTCAAGTTTATATTCCACCAACTGCGGAAGTTACAAGAAACTTGGCTTTGACTGACAACATCGCATTCCCTTGGTTCGCAACTGCGGGTTACACAAGAGGTCTTGTTAATGGTGTAAAAGCAAGAAGAAAACTTTCTCAAGAAGATAGAGATGTTCTTTACGAAGGTAGAATTAACCCAATCGCAACATTCTCAGATGTTGGAACTGTAATTTGGGGTAATAAAACTCTACAAATCGCTCAATCTGCACTTGACAGATTAAACGTTAGAAGGTTGTTGTTACAAGCACGTAAATTGATTTCTGCGGTTTCTGTGAGATTACTATTCGAACAAAACGACGATATCGTAAGACAACAATTCTTGGATGCGGTTAATCCAATTTTGGATTCGATTAGAAGAGATAGAGGTCTTTATGATTTCAGAGTAACAGTTAGAAATACACCTGAAGATTTGGATAACAATAGACTCGTTGGTTCGATTTATATCAAACCTACCAGAGCGTTGGAGTTCATCGACATAACTTTCTACATTACTCCAACAGGAGCATCGTTTGAGAATATCTAAGATAACTTATGAAAAATAAAAACATTAAAACTGTTTCAGAACAAATAACGAAAAAGAAAACTATTGTTGTTACGGAGTCACAGTTGGAAAGATTAATTCAAAAGTTAGCAAAATGATAAAGAGGAGATTAAATACAAAATCAGCTTCCGTGTCCGAAGGGATAACGGAAGCTGGTACTCCTGACATGAAATACTACGCTTTCGATTGGGATGATAATATAATGAAAATGCCAACCAAAATAATTCTAAGAACTAAAGATGGTGAAGAGGTTGGAATGTCAACTGAAGATTTTGCACATTACCGTTCTATGATAGGTAACGAAGAATTCACATACGACAGTAATGTTATCGTTGGATACGGAGAAAGACCATTCAGAAACTTCAATGTCGAAGGGGATAAAAAATTTGTTATAGATTCGATGACGGCTGAAATAGGTCCGGCATGGTCTGACTTCGTTGAGGCGATTAATAATGGTTCTATTTTTGCAATCATTACTGCAAGAGGTCACACACCTACCGTTTTAAGAGAGGCTTGTTACAATCTTATTTTGTCAGGAAGAGATGGTATTTCATATACACTGCTTTTAAAAAATCTTGAAAAATACAGAGATATTGCTGGTTACGGCGGAAAACAGGATGGAGTTGAAATTATAAATGAATACTTAGATTTGTGTAAATTTTATCCGGTTTCTTATGGTGAGGGTTCTGCCACAAGTCCAGAAGAAGGTAAAATTAAAGCAATGCAAGAGTTCATTTCATATATAAAGGAAATATCTAAAGAAATAGGTAAAAAAGCCTTTTTGAAAAATGATGTTAGTAACAATTTTGTTCCCGAACCAACAATAGGATTTTCAGATGATGACATAAGAAATGTTGAAACAATGAAAAAACATTTTGAAAATGAACCTGACAATATTTTACAAACGTATTCGACTGCGGGAGGAGTAAAAAGAAAATATTAAAAAAATAAACTTGGTAATATTTATCATAAAACAATAAACTAAACTTAAAAAATTAAATAAAATGGCTGATTTATTAATGAAAATGCCCATACCTTACGAACCTAAAAGACAAAATAGGTTTATCTTGAGATTTCCTTCAAGTTTGGGTATTAACGAATGGTTTGTAGAATCAACTGCAAGACCACACATACAAGTTGCCGCAACAGAAATACCTTTCTTGAATACATCAACATATGTTGCAGGACGATTCAATTGGCAACCAATTAGTGTTAAATTTAGAGACCCAATTGGTCCATCTGCGTCACAAGCTCTTATGGAGTGGGTTCGTTTGTGTGCTGAATCTGTTACAGGTCGTATGGGTTACGCGGCAGGTTACAAGAAGAATGTTGATTTAGAAATGTTAGACCCTACTGGTGTTGTTGTTGAAAAATGGATTTTAGAAGGTACATTCTTAACAGATGTTAACTTCGATTCATTAGCGTATAACACAGATGGTTTAGCAACAATTTCAGCGTCTATGAGAATGGACCGTTGTATCTTAGTATACTAAAATATTATATATTTAAGAAAAATCCCTAGCACAATAGTGTTATGGGATTTTTTTTGTTTATTTATTAAGGTTGATGATTATCTTTTTTGTAAAACAAATTTATGGAACAAGAAATATCTAATTACGGACAAATGAATTTCAATTTACCTCACGATGTGGTGTCATTACCATCAGGAGGTATTTTTTATAAAAATAAGAAAAAAACTGTTAAAGTAGGTTACTTAACCGCATCGGATGAAAATATATTACTAAATACTTCACCAAGTAATCGAGAAGGTATTGTTTTGTCTCTGTTGAGAAATAAAATTTATGAAACAGACCTTAGACCTGATGAGTTGTTGACTGGTGATGTCGAAGCGATATTAATATTTTTGAGAAATACGGCATTTGGTCCTGATTATGAAGTGACATTATCAGACCCAGAGACAGGAAAAAAATTCGCTTACTCTATATTACTTGACGAATTAAATATTAGAAAAACAGAATTCAAACCGAATGAGGAGGGGTTATTTGAAATCAAATTACCTAAGTCAGGTAATAATATAAAATTGAGACCTCTATCATTAGCCGATAGTTTAGAGATAGAGAAAATGGTAGAAACATACCCCACAAATAGAGTTGCACCAAAAGTAACATGGAAACTCCAAAGACAAATAGTATCAATAGACGGTGATACCGATAAAGGTATGATTGCAAAATATGTAGAAACAATGCCAATAATGGATTCAAAACACATCAGAAAATTTTTGAACGACAATGAACCTAGATTGGAATTACAAAAAGAAGTTATAGCCCCATCAGGAGAAAAAGTGATAGTTGACATCACGTTTGGGGTTGAGTTTTTTCGGCCTTTCTACTGATTATAGAAAAACAATTTCAGACGAATATTACTATTGTACAAAACAACTTAATATTTCATATACTGATTTTTTAATTCTACCAACTTACTTAAGAAAGTATCTAATTAATAAGTTGATTGAGGAGTTCACTCCAAAAAACAATTCGTAGTAGTATTTATTTCTAAAGGAAATTCTTATGATGGCAGGAACAGGTGACGACCCAAAAGAAAAAAAAGGAGTTAGTGAGAGTGATTTATTGGCATATGCCAAATCCAAATTAGAACAAACTGAGGAATCATTTGAAACTATTTTTTCAAGGTTCGATGCGACTAAAGATACCGTTAATGAAATTTATGAAGCCACTATAAGTTTGAACACACAATTGGGTGGTTCAGGGAGATATGTCGAACAGATAGGTAAAAACTTCGTAGATGCTGCTAGTGAAATCTTACCATTTACTAAAGAGGTTAAAACCTTAGAAGAGGCGATTGCATTTGCAGGTGCTAGAGCGGTCGAAGTCCAAGAAGCAACTAACAGAGCTTATATTGCTACATCACAAGAGATAAAAGGTATTGTTGCCGCACAGGAGGCCACAAATATTCAATCTGGTACTTTAGTTAAAAATTTTAAGGAGTCAGGATTTGCGTTAAGTCAAATACCCAAAACAATGCAAAAAGTGATTGATACTACAAGAGCTCTTGGTGTCAATACTGAGAAAACAACTAAAGACGTTGTCTCAAATATAGGAAAACTTAATACGTTCAATTTCGCTAACGGTGTCGAAGGGTTGACTAGAATGGCCGCTCAAGCAGGTATTCTTGGTATAAAAATGGAATCCGTGTTTCAAAAAGCTGAGGACTTATTCGACCCCGAAAGAGCGGTTGAAATGGCGGCATCCTTACAAAGATTGGGTGTTGCAACTGGTGATTTAATTGACCCCCTTAAACTTATGGATTTAGGGCAAAACAACCCTCAGGAACTCCAAAATCAAATAGCTGAGATGTCCAAAAGGTTCACTTATTTCAATGAGCAAAATCAAAAATTTGAAATTTTACCTGGTGCTAAAAGAGAGTTAAGAGAAATTGCGAAAGAAGTTGGTCTTAATGCCGATGAATTGGCCAAAATGGCACTTACAAGTTCAGATATGGCAAAGAAAATGAGTGAAATAAGATTCCCAACTTTAGACATGCCAATAACTGAGGACCAAAAAACTATGATTGCCAATATGGCAGAAATGAGAGATGGCGAATACAAAATCCAAGTAAAGGAAACGGTAGTTGACAAAGAAACAGGGGAAAGAAGATTTACAGGTAAAGTTGAAGAAAAGGCAGTCAAAGAACTTACTGGGGAAGATTTCAAAAGTTTGATGAAACAACAAGAGGAAGGTTCCAAATCATTAGAGGACATCGCTAGAGAAAATTTGACATATTCACAGAGAACCGCAAACGCAACAGAAAAAGCGGTTTCCGCATTCAGAGGTGGTGCGTCAACCCAAAAACTAATGAATCAAACACTTGCTTCCATAAACAAATCTACAGATAAGTTTAACACTTCGATGTCACAACTATTTTCACCTGAACAGATGAGAACCCTTGATGACGAATCCGTTGTAATGTTTAAAGATTTGGCAACCAAATTTACTGATGCTCAAAAAGATGGTAAAATTGACAAAGATGAAGTTGAACAAATGAAGGCTTTAGTGACCGAAGGGGAAAAAAAGTTCAAAGAAACATTTGGTAAGAGCAATGACGTGTTCAAAAATATGTTGGAAGTTCTAAAGAATTCTCCGGCAGATTTGGCTGAAGCGATTGACGCAGTAACAAAAGGGAGTTCTAATGTAGCAGAACAAGATAAAACTAAAAATCCATACGAAGTCGAAGGTCAAAATTTAATGCAAAGTATATATAATGCCACACAAAAAGGTAAGGACCAAAATAAAAACCAAACAACCACACAATCACCTAACGTAACAAATCAAACAAACAACACAACACAAAATACAAACAATCAAACCACAAATCAAAACAGTACCACAAATCTTAATACGACCAACTTTTATGAACAAATATTCAATCAAATAACTCAGACATTACCTACCGCATTACAATCGTTCAAATTACCTGATATGGGATTGAATTTGGACCCACTCAAATCGGTGCAAGAAGGACAAATGAAAGTTGCTGAACAATCCTTAACTGAATTACAAAAAATTAACAGTAATCTACAATCGGACAATCAAACTTTGATAAGTGCTATAAATAAAACCACACCAATTCCTAGTACAACAACAACGGCTACAAATATTGATAATTCATCAACAAAAAATGACAACTCTATAATTAATAACTCTGAAATTACAAATAATGACAATAAACAAAATATTGTTAACAACGATACAAAACAAATAACATCAAACACTGAAATAAAAAATCAATTCGGGGATGGGCTTCTAAGAGACTTAAACAATATATCGAATGGTTTTAATGAGTTCTATAATAAAATGCTTTCATCTGAAAATAAAACTCAACCAAGTTTGAATTTAGATAAAAAAGTAGATGATTTTTTTACAGAATTTAAGACTAAATCTAACCCAATATTGAACCCCTCATATGGTTCTATGAATAATCCCCCTATAATCAGACCTACCGACGAAAAAATTGAATTGAAAATGCCAAAGGTTCAATTACCTGAAGTTGCATTAAAAGTTAATGATATGTCAAATATACCTAATAGGTTTGATAATATGTCAAATAGTGCGGCTAATAATAATTACAGTTTAAATGGTACATTAAATATAAAAGTAGATGTTACTGCACCTGAAGGTGTT